GAATGGATCACCTGTTTTCTTAAATGAAGTTTCTATAACACTCTTTACAAACTTATCGGAACCTCTGTGAAATGTATATTGCCTTCTACCCAAACCTCTATACAAAGTCTGTGCAATCAACCTAGAAGAAACTTTCCATTCATCTGTCAAGTCTAAAATTTTATCTAATGTTTCGTCAACATAAACTTGAGAGTATGCAGAAGATAGTTCTGCATCACTAAACTCAGTTTTAGGATTATTCCACATTGCTTGTAGATATACACACTGACCAGATTCGGCAGTTTTTGTACCAGAAGCACCACCACCAGAACCAGCAGTTCCACCACCAAATTCTTTTGATTTTTTTAATTTACCCCAAGCTAAACTCTTACCATCACTAGTCGTAAGACCAATAGATTTCATTTTATCAGTATCAGCAATTTTAATTGCATTTTCTAGTTCTTGATTGTGTTTTAGAACTACTGTACCACCGTCATTTAGTTCAAAGGGATCACTGGCTTTAAGTTTTTTAATGAATAATTCTATGCGAGAATCACGTTTAACTACCTCAGAAGGAGTTAAACTACCTTCTAATAAATTCTGTACCTTCCTAACAGGGGGAACATATCGGTCATCTCTGGGTTTGAGTTGACGGACAAAACCTTGTAGTGACATTCAATCTCTCCATTTACTAATCTTTGTTAGTATTTAGGGTATTTTGTAACTTATCCTTCACTTCCTCATAGGTATTATTCTTAAAACTCATTTTAAAGAGATATCTATCTTTTGTTGCATCAACACCATGCATAGATTGAGTATTTAATAATGCAACTTTATAATACTCTTCATGTTCTTTAAATCTTATCGGATCATAATCATCACCCAAAACCATATTTATGGCACAATATGTTCCTCTATCTCTATGTAAAGGTAACATAAAACCTTTCTTTTGTAGATAAAATCTGGAACTTATATCAAAACCCAATAAGTCCTCAAAATATTTCTGTATGGATGAGGCATACGGACAATCCTCAAAATTATCCCTAACTAAAATTCTATTGTTCTTTTTTTCGTAGAATTCTAGAACTTTACCTTTCATGTCTATATGTTTGACTAACCAATCGTTGAACTCTCTATTACTTTGATTGCCCACATCAGTAAAGGGAACATAACCTGTTCCCTTCGCTTCATTTAATAATTTTTCTTCATCATATTCAAAGTCAAACCTATATAAACTCAATTCCATCCCTCTCCAAAACTTGTTTTATCAAAAACTGGTTGTAGAAAATCTTCTTGACCAGAATCTACAATATCTTTCTGTTCTGATGCTTTTACATCAAAAAGTCTCATCTTTGCACGATCAATACCTACTACGAACCTTTTATTTATAGTGGGATCATTATATCTATTCTTTAACTGTTTTACTGCAATTTGATTGAGTTCATCTAATTCTTCATTACTAATAAGTGCAAACATGAAATCGGCAGTCGCAGGCAGACCAAAACTTTCAGACGTATCTTCAAGGCCAACATCTGTAGATACGAAACCTGATCTAGTGGTTTGTGTTGCCGACATAATTGGGAGATTTGTCTCAACTGCCAATCCCCTAAGTTCTTCTGCAATCGACTTAATATACATATAAGAATTGACATTTGTTGCTCCTTTAAATCTACTTGATGCACATATATTTAAATAATCAATAAAAACAATATCTGGTTTAAAGGATTTCTTGATTGCAAGTTCTTTCATTAATCCTCTAAAATGATTTGTATGTGCAGAGGCAGTGGGATATTCTTTTACAATTAATTTTCCACTTGTACTTTTAATAATCTTCTCTATTTTATTATCAAACATCTGTTTTGGTAATTCATGAAGATCATCAATAGTAATATTCATTAAGTTTGCATCAATACGTTCTGCAATACGTTCTTCTGCCATCTCAAGTGTTATGTAGAGTACATTCTTTCCTTGAGACAAACAACTTGCGGCCACATGACACATGAATAAAGATTTACCCACTCCAGTACCAGCAAGTGCAATATTTAATGTTTTTTGGGGTAACCCACCTTTTGTTATTTTGTTAAAAAATTCTAGGTCGAATGGTATCTTTTCTTCTACCTTATGATAGAAATCAAAGCGCTCATCTGTATCCATAAGGTAATCGTGACCAACACGATTGTCAAAACCCACACTGAGGGCATCAGATAAAATGGACGGTATCGCCGAAACGTCCCTCTTTTTATCTTTTCCATCAATAATTGATATTCCTTCGACAATCGCATTATACACCGCCTTATCTTTACAAAATTGTTCTGTTGTGTCGCACAACCATTCTATATCCACATCTGTAGGATTTAAAGTATTTAGTACATCTATTACCTTTTTATAATCATCCTCATTTAAGTCCTTTCTACTTTGTACTTCAATTTCTAAAGATGATTGTGTAGGTACTTTATTATATTTCTCTGCGAATTGTACAATCTGCGAGAATATAGTCCTTTCTATACGGTCAGAAAAATATTCTTCTTTAATATGTGGTAATACCCTTCGAGCATATTCCTCATTAGATATTAATTGACTTAGAGCCGTTCGTTCAATTGTTTGATTCATTTATTACAATATCCATTAAAATATCACCAATGATTTTATAGAAATCTCCATTTTTTTCTATAAGATCTCTGGTTAGTCCATTTGAATCTACTATATCATATTCAAATTTTAAATTCAAGGTTCCATCTGAATTTTTTTTCGATTCATCTGGTAGTTGTACAGTACCGTATTTGTAAATAACACCATCATAAAAACCACCATGTATTGCAATGCATACTTGTTCATGGTTTTTATTTGTTACAAATTTATACTCCTGTTTTGAGATTTTGTCCGACATAATGCAAATAACTCCCAACAATATATTTTGGTTTGTCAATAGGTTTTTTTCCAGAATGTGGATGTGTCCACATAGGGGGAAACATAAGAACTGATCCTTTCTTACAAGGAGAATTAACTTCTTCCCCACCTATAGGATTGATTATTGTTTGTCCACCTTCATTATCACAAAGATATACAAAGAATACAAGAAATCTTACACTGTTTTTATCATCATTAATATCAACATGAGTTCTAAATTCATCCGTTCCATTAGGTAAATATTTTTTCATTCTGGGACTTTCAAATCCATACTTCGTAGGCCATATAGGAGAAATTTCTTTTTTATATTTCTCTACACAAGGAAATAAAAGATTTAACAAAAGTTGCATCTCAGGGCCCCATTCCTTAAAATTAAGAGCAAAATCTATTTGTGTAAAATCATACGCACTACTATGTTGTACTTCATGCTGTGATTGATTCTGTTCAAATTTCTCTATTAAACTATCGCAAACATCAAAAGGAATAACATTATCATAAATTCTAATTAAATTATCCATACTTAAACTCCCTCAGAACCCAAAGTTTTATCTCCAATTCTATTTAATTTTTGACTATCGACATAATTCAAAAATGTACCCAAAACATACTTTGAATTACCACTGGAAATAGGATTACCTTTATGTAAATAACTCCATGAACAAGGAAACAATAATACAGTTCCAGTTTCAACTTTAGTTTTAGTATTGAAATGTGGAAAAGATGTTTCTCCACCCCCAAAGTCATCATTTAAATAACATATAATTGAAAGAAATCTTTTAGCTGAACTTTTATTGTTAACATCAACGTGTGTGTCATGCTGTTGTACACCATCTGACATATATCTCTTTACTCTTATATTTTCAAATCCATACTTTTTAGGCCATTGTACTGAATGTATATTACAATCTTTTTTATAAAAATTTATGATTTGTTGTAAACAATTTACTACATTGTTTATGATAGGTTGAAATTCCTCATGTTGCATTATATCTAATCTTTGACAATCGCAGGCTCCACAAGTTTTTGTTCCTTTTGGATCATAACATAGACTCATTTGTTTAATATAATCTGTTTGTTCTTTCCACAATTTTTCATAAAGATTGATAATATCATTACATAATGATTTTTTTAAACCCTCAGAATATACCTTTATAAATTGAGATTCACCCATACTTAAATTCCTTAGTCGCAGCCTCCTCTAACTTCTCCATGATTTCTTCTGTGAAAAACTTTTCGGGATCATTATTGATAGTTTTACCAAAAGTCTTAGACCCATCAGGCAACTCAATACGAGTACTAACAGATTTAAAGATACCATGTTTTAATGCAAGATCAAGTAGACCATAATGACGGTCAAGACCTTTATCATATGTCAATCGTACATCCACCATTTTATTCTCTACAGTAAGGCGAGACTTATGA